TTGACATAATATACAGAGTGCCCGAATTATGGGCCGCGAAAACCATGGCTATGTTGGCCGTATAGACGTCCAAACTGTGCCGGCTGAATAGGTATATCGCTGCCAGTGCCGCCGCTGCCTGTAGCAGTTTCAGCCATAGTTTCCGGCCTTCCGGCGTGGCGCGATCTGCGCTGATCGCGACGAACCATCGTTCCGCAGGTTCGTCGATGCGCTTTGCCATCGTGATTATGTGGTCCTCGGACGGCCACGAAATGCCTTTCCGCCATTGGTGGACGCCTTGCCGCGTGATGCCTATCGATTCCGCCAGCGCGCTGTCTGACGTGATCGAGCACACCTTTCTGTATTTGTCAAGCAAATTATTTACGGCGGTCATGTCGCATTCCTCTTGACGGGTGTCGCAATCTACTTTACGGTCCTCGCCGTCGTAAATCACTTGACGGCAAAAGGGGCCAACCATGCACACTTTCTACCCGCTCGCCAGCTTCGGAATTTCGCTGCTCGCGCTGCTCGTTCTCTACTCTGCCGCGCGTGTTGCTCTCGCGCTGGCGATCCTCTGCAACCGCCTGGGCGACGCGCTCGACGGTTCCTCCGTTCCTCCGGTGTTCGCATCGTCCTGCTCGGGCCATGGTCGGCCCCTTCCGTCCACCGGGCAGGGCGGTGCGGCTTTTCCGGGGGTCCGGTCATGAGCCGCGTTAGGTTCTGGAAGCGTGAAGTTCTTCTCTTTGCGCAGTGCTGTGAATTCTCGTCCCGGCAGGCGTTCTTTTTTGAGTTGCGGCGTGATTACGAGCAGGCGGAACGCTGGCGTGCCGATGCTGGTCGCTGGTCGGCGATGGCTTTCGCCGTTGCGGTGGCGTCATGAGGCACACACAACCGCTGACCCCTGACGAGTCCGCCATCGATCTGGCGCTCCGCAAGAAACGCCTCTCGCATGCCGAGATTGACCGGGCGTTGTCGAAGCATCGCCTCTGCGTGTACGAAAAGACCCGCGCCGGTGAGGCGCCGGAGTTCGTCCGCTTCGTTCGTTTGGAGAAGCGGAAATGAGGCCGGAACTGGATTACATCGCGCGCCGCATCGTCGTCGCTGTGCTCGTTTCGCTCGCGCTCATGATCGTGCGCCACGTGGTGCACTCATGATGCCGCGGACGTCTTTCCGTCGTCCTCTGGACGCCTTCCAGCCTTCGGACGCGATCTACCTGCGCGTGCCGCATTCCGGCGCTGCCATCGGCTGCACGGTGGACCAGGCTGTCGAGCGGCTTGCGACAAATGTAGCGCTGTCGCCGCGCCATGTCGGCCCGTCTAGTAACACGGGCCTAAACACCTCGATACCCTTCCATCTCTCCATTGATTACTGCACGTTGGTTTTCTCTGCCGAGAAGGCGGATATCTGCGGACAGTCCACGCGCACCATCGTTGAGTGGCTTTTCGGCCATGACTCGGGTTTGTACCCCACGGAGCTTCGCTCCAAGTTCTGGCAGTTCTACAAGCTCTCCGCGTACATCAACGATGCCGAGGGTAACTGTGTCGGTCGCATCGGTCGTGGTGGAAACGGTGACACGTGGTGTGTCTCCCTGACGGGTGCCGGGTGTCAGCGGGTTCTGAATTGGCACTGGGTCAAGGTGCAGGCCGGCTACCTCGACGCCCACATTTCGCGCCTCGATATCGCCCTGGACGATTTCGGCGCGGTGTTGCTTGGTGACATTCGGCAGATCAATGAGCTTGCCCGCACGGGTGGCTTCGCCCCGGTGGGCTGCGGCAAGCCTCCTGTGACGTCGTTCCACGACGATCACGGAAGCGGGAAGGGCAGCACGGTGTATGTCGGCCTCAAGGGCCGCAAGCAACTGTGCATCTACGAGAAAGGTAAGCAGCTCGGCGACCCGGAATCACCGTGGGTTCGCGTCGAGTTGCGCTTGTGGGCCGCTGACTCCGTGGTGCCTCTGGACGCCCTGACGCGTCCGCATGAGTTCATGCGCGGAGCGTATGCCGTGCTCGCGGATCGCGTGCCCATGTGTGACGAGGCGTCTAGGCCCGAGAAAAAGGCTCGCGAGGTTTCCGCGCACGCGGTCGCGGCTTGCCGTTTTCTTCGCGAGCAATGCGGGCCTCTTCTCAATCTCATGTGGCAGTGCCTGGGCGATCAGGCCGTGGAGTTCTTCCGCGAGGAAATTTTCCGCAACACGTTGCCGTCGCGCTTCAAGGGTTCAGGTCTGGACCATGAATCGTTGCTTGGCGTGCTGCGCTACCAGCTGGGTTACGAAGTTCCGCCACCGTTCTAGCCGGGTGGTTGGAATCGTTTAGACGGCTAGACGTCCATTTGGAGATACCGAAATGTCCATCACCATCACAATCGAAAACGCCCAAGTGGAAGTCCGCTCGGGCACCAGTGGCAAAACCGGCAAGCCGTATTCGATCAAGGAACAGCGTTGCATCGTGCACGGCGCCGCGCGCTTCCCGCTCGAAACCCGGATCACGCTTGCCGACGATCATCCGGGCTATCCGGTCGGCACGTACGAAGTGACCACGCCGTTCACGGTGGGCCGTTTCGGCTTGCAGGTCGCGCGTGATCTGGGCCTCGTTCTGATCAAGAACGCAAAGGCCGCGTGATGTTCTGTCTCGGCCGCTACTGCGTCGTGTCGAATCCTCTCGTCCTGCTGGTGTTCGTGGCAGGCGTGGTGGTGGGCGCAGTGGCGGTCGCGATAGGGATGTGGAGGGCGCAGTCCCGCTTGCGGGATGAGCGAATAGCGAACCCGGAGCAGCCCGGGCCGAAGGCATCGCCCCATGCAAACTAGCCCCGCATCGTCATCGACCACGGCGGCCCCTGCATCGACAGCCGTCCAATTTCTCGCATGCGCCCCTGCGGATATCGACGCAACAACCGGCGCATGTGCGCACCCTGTTTGGGTCGCTCAACCGACCCTGATTCCGCCGCTGGATGCTGCCAGCGGCACGGCCATTGCGGTCGCGATTCTCGCCTGCTGGGCGGTCGCGGTGGCCTTCCGTTCAACCCGGCAGGCGGGAGATTGACCATGAAGCTGCGTACCAAGCTGGCCGGCGCTGCCGGTCTCGTCGCCACTGCCGGCGCCGCGTCGGCCCAGAGCACCGGCATCGACGTGTCGAGCATCACGACCGTGATCACCCAGGCCGGCGTCGCGGTGGCGACTATCGGTCTGGCGGTGCTGGCCGTGCACTACGGCGCGAAGGTCTACAAGTGGATTCGTTCCGCGGGTTGACCGGGGAAGGGCGGCTTTGCCGCCCCTTCCTTTGAGCCGTTTAGCCGTCTAGACGTCTGAAAGGAAAGGGCATGACTATCATCGATTACGCCGGTTATTTCGTACTGATCGCACTCTTGGGGGGCGCATGGCTACTTTTCTCGCGCGACGGTCGCTAGGATTCCTGCTCGTCGTTCTTTTTGTCGGTGTTTCGGCGCTGGTGTCGTCTCCGAAGGCGCGTGCTAGTGCATACGGCACATATCAGCAGGCGATGACGAATTGCCAAGCCAATGTCGCTATCAATCCTTCGATGTACTGCTCCAATCTCGGCCAGGTATCGGGCGGTCGTTGCGATGTGGTTTTGAAGTACGGTAGTGCGATTCAAAATGATTATTTCTATGATTGTTCTACGTATCAGGATCCGGGTTGTTCTTCTGTCGCGGATGGTTCTGGAACCGCGTTCGCTAATAATCGAACGGCGGCTAATGCAGTGCAGATATGTTCAACGCTCGATTACAAGGGGTCTACGCAGGGCGTGGGTTGCGTGGAAACGTTTAGTGCGGGAACGGGCATCGCAAATGCGGCTGGCGGCATGGTGTTTTCTGGAACGTTTCATGCCAGCGGTGGATCATGCACGCCGAACGCCGATGGTTCGTTTACTCCCTATGGCGCGTCGTCCCCTGCTCCTGTTCCTCCGACTACGGCATCACACGGACAGCCTTCGCCGAAGGTGTGTGGTGGCGGTAGCTGTGTTGATCCGGGAACGGGGCAAGCGTGCATTGTGGATCAGTCTGGAACGCAATTCTGCACGCCTGCGCAAGCGGCGTTTCCGACGGCTCCGACCATTCCGACGCCGCAGCCGAATTGCTATTCCGACGGTTCGTCTGCGGCGCTGTGTGTAGGCATGCCTAAGGCGCCGATTCCGACCAATCCGCCTACGTCTGTCACCGATCCGGCGACCCAAATTTCAGGAACCGACACGTATAACGTGTCTACTTCGGGTGGGCAGACGACGACAACGGTTAATGTCTACAACACGGCGGGTGGCACAACGTCGAATGGCCAGAAAGCGGGCGATTTGGGCACGTCCAGTGGCGCCACGCAAAACGGCACGAATCCGGCGCATTCATCAAGCGCGGGCGGTAATGGCACGTATTCCGGTGGCACGGATTGCAACACGCCTCCCGTGTGTACGGGTGATTCGGTGCTGTGCGGCGCGTCGCGTGCGCAATGGGCGACTACGTGTCAGGTTCATAGGGATTTGGCCGGCACGTTGCCTGCACCTTCGTCGACGACGCTGGCGACGGGCGGCAGTTACGATCAGGGGTCTTTGTGGACTACGCCGTCTGCTGGAAATACGGTAGGTGATCAGGCCAATGCGGGCAGTTATGACCAAAGCGGCTTTGGTTACGGTGTGCAGTGTCCGATGAAAGATTTAACGGTGCCGCTGGGTGCGTATTCGTTTGCGGTTCCGTTTTCTGAGGGCTGCGTCATCGGTCCATGGTTGCGTGCCATCGTCATTGCATTTGCACTTTATGCGGCGGCGAAAATCACAGCGGGAGGCGTAGGCTGATGCCAGTCGTGGTCGCGTGGATTGGTGAAATGCTGTTGACGGTAGTGGGGCAGCTGGTTATCTCTGCGCTCGTTTCTGCCGGGATCGGATTTGCGATGCACTCGGCGGGTAATGCTGTTGTGGAGTACGGGCCGATTCAAAGCATGCTGGCGAATGCGGGGCCGATTACCGGATACATTGGGTTTTTCGGTCTCGATACGGCTATGACGATTGTGCTGAGTGCTTGGGCGGGTCGCGAGATTACCGAAGCTGCGAAAGCCTACATCACCGAGAATTTCCACCCGAAGTTGAAGGGGCAGAGCTAATGCCGATCAAGCTTTTTACTGGGCTTCCGGGTGCTGGCAAAACGGCTTGCATGGTTGCCGCGTTGTTGGATTATGGCAAACATTCTCCGGACCGTCCCCTGTACCAGTTCGGGATTAATGGTCTTGCGGATGGTGTGGCCGAAACGCTTACGGAAGATCAGCTCAAGGCGTGGTGGGAGTTGCCGCCCGGTGCGGTGATTGCTATCGACGAGGCGCAGGAGGATGGGTCCAATCCGCAGCGTCCCGTTTGTTTAATGCCGCTTGATATGGGCAAGCCTGCTCCTTGGGTGAAGCGCATCAGTACCGTCCGGCATGAGGGTATGGATTTCCTTCTCACGACGCAGCATCCGGGGATGATTAGCAGTCATGTTCGCCGTCTGGTTGATCACCACGTTCATGCGGTGCGCAAGTTCAATACCTCGGTGGTCCAGCGCTTCACGTGGGGCCGCTGCATGGAGAACTGCGAGAAAGCGAGCGCTCAGAAAGCGGCGGTGCAAAGCGTGGGGACGCTGCCCGCCAAAGTGTTCGATCTCTACAAGTCCTCGAACGTGCACAACATGAAAGCGCGTGTGCCGGCGAAGGTCTACTTTCTGGCCGTGCTGGGCCTGGTATTCGTCGGCGCGCTGATTGCGCTGCCGATGGTGCTTTCGCACATGAGGCACTCCGCGCAGTCGATTGCGAAGGTTCCCGAAAAGCGCGATGCCATGGCCGCGCGTGACACCGGTCTCCGGCAGACGGACTACGCCAAGTGGATGGCGCCTCGCATCCCCGGTTTGCCCTGGACGGCTCCGGCTTACGATCACTTGCAAGTGAAGGCTAACCCGCGGGTGTTCTGCATCGCCGTCGAGGATGGCTCTACGCACTGCGTGACGGAGCAGGGGACCGATCTGGATGTGCCACCTGCCGTAGCGCGTCAGATCGCCGCCCACGGCGTCTATGACCCCTTCTTGGATCCCCAGCGCGACCGGGCGGACACCGGGCAGGAACGGCGGGGCAGGGAGCAGCAGCCGCAGTCGATGGCGCCGCAGGCGCCGGCTGCGGCTGCTCCTGCCCCGCCGCCCTCGTCGGGTGCCGTGGGGGCGCTGGGGTCGCTTGCTGCGGGTGGCCTTCATGCCGCCTATTTCCCGCCACAATCGACGCCTCGCAATCCGGAAGAGATTTTGCAGTAATATCCAAGCATGAATCGCCTGATTGCGTTGTACTTGGACTGGGCTTTCTCCCGCTGGTTAAGGCGCGGGAAGCGTTCGGAGTGCGCCGCAGGCGCGAGCCGGTGGAACCGGCGTCCCTAGACCGGCGCGAGATGGGGACACAAAGCGGACATTCTGTCCGGTCGCATGCGGGGTCGGTCGTTCCCTTCGGTGGTAACCTCTTCCCGCCGAACCGCTTTTCAGGGGGTGGGTTGTGCCTGAGCGTCCGTTTCCGCCGCGCCGTGTCTCGCGGCGACGTCGTCGTTCAAGTTGGCCGGATTGGCCGGATTGGGTCTATTACCTGGTCGCGTTCGGTTTGACGTTGGCCACCTTGCCGCTGTATGCGCGGATTTTCGGTGGCTAGCTCTTGACCAGGTACAGGGTTGGCCGCGCGTTGCACGGGCGGGTGCCGTAGGCCGCTGCCTCGCGCATTTCCACGTCGCGCAGCCATCGCCCGAACTGCGCCGCTATGTCTGGCCGTACCGTCATCTCCGCGCCGCGTGGAGCTTTCAGCAGCGCGCCGCGGATGCGCCAGCCCGTCCATGGGCCGGTAAGGTCAAGGTGTGACGTGGCTAGCCCGTACCGGAGACCGGCGAGTTCGTGCAAGGTGACCACGCCGGCAGGCGTGATGAATTCTTGCCGCTGGTCGTCATAGCGCCAGGGCAGGCGGCTGCGAGTGCGCCCCATGGGTTCCGTCCGTGTCGATCGACAGCAGCCAAGCAAGCGACATGCCAATTACGCAAGTTGACATAATATACA